CCGCCCGTTGAGCTCGTGGGCATGGTGGCCTTCACAACCTAACGCCTCAGCCATAAGGCGAGCCTCTAGCGGGGTTCCAAACAAGGGCCTACCGTCAAGGAACGCAACGGGCTCAAGCACGTCACGCACCGCGGCGGCAATGGTCTCGATGGTCACGTCTTCCATCTTAACCAACTTATCGATAAAGTAACCCTCGATGGAGAACCCCCGATATTTTTTGTCCTTGACATCGGCCCACACGTCGCCGTTGGTGACACGTACGGAAACCATCCAAGTACCCTCCGGGACATCGAACCCGTAGACGGCGGCCTTGTCGCGGTCCTTGTCGGCGACTATCCAAGACTCGAAGATGGAGAGCCCGTCGACCTTGGTCTGGTGCTCTACGGTATATTCTCCGTTGCGCTTCTGACGCATGAAAAGCTCGGCGGCCTGTTGTACGGTTTCCTTGGAGAAGTAGACCTCGAACTCCTCCTGCTTGCTCTCGTCCCATCGCGGAATCATCTTCTCAGGAATGAGGGCCGGACCGACGAGGAGCTGCTTGTCTTCGTCGACCTTGGCGAGGGTCAGCTTCTGGTCCTTGTTGAAGTACACGAAGTTCTCCTCGATGGCAGGGAATTTGACGAGGCTGATGGCCTCCACTCCGAAATCTTCCTGTTCCTCGTCAATCAATAGCTCGACTGTCCTCATAGCGTGGTTTGTATTTGCAGCTCCCTGTTGAGTGCTTGCTTGTTCGATATCTCGTTCTCTACAACATATGCCCGGACGGGTTCCGGTGTGGGGTTCTGCTGATTTGGAACGAGGGAGCCGACATCTACGCCGACCGATTGCACACCGCCCCCAGTCGACCCACCACCTCCGGCAGCACCCCCTGCACTTCCGCCCCCGCTGAACTGCTGGGACTTGATCGCGGCGACCTTTGCGAGACCCGCAGCCACTGCCACACCCGCGGCAATAGACGCACGCACGGGAGCGTCGGGGGTCGGGATGGCAAGCTGTGAGGCGTAGGCCTTTTGTGCTGCCGCGTAAGTAGAGACCAGCGTCTCGGCGATGCTGAGTGCCTGGTTTCTCTTGAACGCTTTCTTCTGTCCTTCCTCGGTGTCCTTGGCGAAGGTTTTGTTTAAGGTGGTGAGCAGCTCGAACGTGCCCGCCGTGGCTGACTCCTTGAGTTCTGCCATCGCCGCCTCTGCCGCTTCGGTGTCCTTTTGGCGTTGGGCGTCGGCTGCGTCGCGGATCTTTTTCGCTTCGTCCTCTTTCTTTTGCTCGGCCTCTAATTCCAGCGCATCATACTTCGCGTCTATGTCGAGCAGTGCCAGCCGCTCGGCCTCCTTGAGTTCCGCCACGAGCTCCATATTCTCGCCGGCTTTTTCTTGCAGGGCTTGGAACTTGGCCTTCTCTTTTTCTATCTCTTGCGTTTGCGCATCCTCACGGGATAGTGCGGCCTCATCAAGTGCCTTTTGAACTTCCTGCTCGGACTTGATGATGGCAGCGGCGGCGGCTTCGGCTTCGTTGGTGCGCTGGAGCAGGAGCGTCTGTCTTTCGCCTTCGAGCCTCTTGCGCTGTTTAAGCGACCGCGTCTCCACCTCAATGACCCGCGCCTCGGCTTCTGCGACGGCCTGCTTTGTCGCTTCGTCGCTCTCTGCTAGGTCAGCCTGCTTGCGTAGTATCTCGGCCCTCTCATTAGCAAATTCCAGCTCTTTTGCTAACGTCTGTTCTTCTAAGGCTATAGCTTCATCGAGCTTAGAAATTCGTTCATCGAAGCTCTTGGTTTCGTCTTCTACTGCGAGCCTGTTTTCAGCGATTAATTTGTTTGTTGCGGCCCTTACTGTCAGATGTTCGCGCTCTGAGACCATGAGGTCGTTCATGCGCTTCTCCAATGCCCCGGCGGCCTTAGCGCTTGCAGTCGCTTCTACGGCAATTTCAGCCACGGCCCCGGCTACCTGATACGCCACCGCCGTAACGGGATTTAAAGCGAGCACGGAGTCGCCCACTTTGGTCAGGCCCTCGGCTGCGGTAGCTGCTGCCGCGGAGAAGTCACCCTCGAAGGCTTGCTTTATCGCCTTACCAAGTAGGCCCAAGCCGTCCATCAACTGCTCGACCTTGGAAATGACGAACGTCTGGATATCGTCGGCTAGGCCTTTAATGGTTTCGCGGGGGTTATTGAACGCCTCGAAGATGAACTCCCCGACACCGATGACCGAGTCCATCAGTTTGTCCATAACAGCCCCCAGCGTGGCCGTAATTACCCGGAGCTGCTGGGCGCCGCGTTCCGTCCTCTTAAAGTATTGAATGAGTGAGCCCACAGCCACCACCAAGGCGCCGATCCCGGTGGCCATAATCGCGCCCCGAAGGGTCTTCATGCCGACGACCATACCGCGCACGCCAGCGATACCGGCCTTAAGTTTAGACGGCAGCCCACCGAGCACCTTGTCCAGCGTTCCGAAAGCCTGCGACCCGGAGCTCTGGGCCTCGTTCATGCTGTCGGTTAACCCTTCGACTTGGTTAGTCGCTTGGTCGACTCCGGTGACCTTTACTTTTATTTCGTAGTCCTGCGCCATTGCGTACTCCTTGTAGGACTTTGCGCCACCATGACGACGCGCCCCATTCATAGTATCCATATAACAGAAGGCAATCGGGGTCGCCGCGAAGCTCGTATTCTGCCGATACTTGGAGGACGCGAGGTACGGCCTTTCCTACTCCGTCGAGGTAATCTTTCACACTGTAAAATAGAAAGCCCCGCCGGATAACTCGGCAGGGCTTCAGGGTGCGACCGGGGGTCTGTTATCTGCCCGTGCGGTGCCGCTGAGGATTAGAGGCCGACCGTCTGCCGGCCCCGGATGTTTTATTCGCCGCGCGTAATGCGCCGAATCACATATGTTTTCGCAAAGTGTTGTCCGGTATCACTCAAAAATGTTTGACGAATACCCCAACGCTGGCGTGAACTCTCAGACAAAAAATTTGATTGTTCGCGGTTCAACCGCAACCATTCGTTTCGGGTTTTTTCCGCATCACGCCGGGTTTCGAAACTAAAGGTCAACGGCGTGTTGTCAATGTAAATGACCCAAACCGTTGTTGAATCTACGTTGTTGTTTTGTGCGTTGTTCATGTCCCAAAGATAGGCATATTTATGAATGCACCAAACATTTATGCAAAGTATTTTATTCTTGGATAAGGATGTTGCCGCCCTCGGTGGTCAGGTTCGCGCCTGCCTCGGTAAGGATTGCGTTCGCCGTGCTGCCGATGTTGCTGGCATATATCCTTTGCATCTCCACCGATAGCGTCCAGTTGATAATCTCGTCGGCTTCTCCAGAAACCTGAAACGAGAGAATCCCGTCAGCCATTGACGCGGTCAACCGCCTGAGACCTGGAGAGCCGTAGTCGAGCTCCGTCCCGTTCGTCTCGGTTACCGTTACCGTCTCGGCGTTGCCGTTGGCAAGGAAGCGCCACGTCTCGAACTTGGTGGTATATGGAACGCCGGAGGTCCCGCCTACAGTGACCGAGGTGATACGCACCACACCCACGGCGACGGTATTGTCAGCGACTTGGATGGGGACTCCATTCGGTGCCGAGGGGGTGACCTGTCCATCGTCGGTTGTTTCGCCTGTAAGGATGACCTCATCGTAAACGCTTACGGTGCCGCTGTCGGGGTCGGTGGTGTTCGTGTTGGTTCCCGTCGGCGATACTGGGCCGGGGTTGTCTCCGTTAGTTAGCGGTTCTGGGTCCTGCGCATCGGTCGGGGTGTCCGGTGGTCCTGCGTCGCCATCATCGACGTCCGGGTTTTGCCAGCGGCAGGTGTTCGTTTCTTCATCGTAGAAGTAACCAAACGCCTCGCAGCATTCAACGCCGGGGTTTGTGGTGGTCGTCCCGTCAGCATCGGTGAAGGTGACCGTCCCGTTGGCGTTGGATTGTGTCGGTACCGCACTACACGCACCAAACGACGAGCGGCTGAGATCGCGCAGGAACTTGCAGAGGGTAGGCTCTCCCGTCCCGATTTGGTAGTTCGATATTTCGGTCAGCTTGTACGTAGCTCCGAGGATATGGAAGCGGTCATTGAAGCGGACGTTGCGAATGTCCGAGGGGGTCAGGTACAGGTAAGCCTCAAAGATTCGCGCGTCCTTGTCGTAAATGTCCGCGAGGTAGGACGACCAATACGTCCGATGATATCCACCCAAGCCGGGAGGGTTGCCGGCAATTAGGGCGTGGTTTGCGCTGAAGGTGCGGTCGCTGTTGTTCCAATACAGGTGACGCGATTCGGAGTTGGCGGGGCTGTCCTCATACGGTGAACAGAGCTGGTATTGTGTCAGCGACGCGCCGGAGACGTAAAGGGTAGACTGCGTATCCTGCAGCCCGGTGGCATGAAACAATTTCGGCGGTTGCGTCTTGGGCCTTACTCCTACGCCGTCAATCTCATACGACCGATGTATCAGAACGTTCGGAAGTTCTGTAATTGGGTCCCCTGCCAAAGTCGGGACGGGGTAGACAAAGAAAGGCGCGAAGACAGGCGCGTTCTTGAGCTCACCAGAAGCGAAGTCGTCGTCTATGTCTTGCGTGTATGCGCCAAACACGCGGCCCAATGTTGCGAGCCTGTCCACGTTGCCTACGTCGCCGCTTTCCTTGTCGGTCAGATTAATGAGAGATGACTTAATCGACGAGGTCGGCTTTAACGTGCGCTCTTTGTCGAGGTCCAATTTATCCGTCCAGTACGCATCGAGGCCGTCAGAAATCCAATCCGCATACGGCTCAATGGTTAGGCGCTTGGGGTTGTCGAGGTCGGCTTCGATTACAAGGTTGAACCGCTGCGCCAAATCCGAGAAGAACTCCTTCTGTTTGATTCGCGGCAGCGCCTGCGGGATATTTACTACCCCACCGGGGGCCAGCGTGCACAAGAAATGAGAGTACGCAAACTGATCCGCGCTTATGCCTTGGCCTAAAATGTCTACTATGGTGCCGGCTTGTAGCTGTCCCTGCGGGATGTAGAACTCGACCGTAATGGCATCGCCTGCAGCACACACGGCAGAGGTGCTCCACTCGACCGTGATATCATCCTCGGCAGTCGTAAGGGTTAGCGTAGTACTTCCGATGCTAATATTTCCGCGGGTAATGCGGGCAATCAGTTCCACGCTTTCTCCCGCTCCAGCAAAGAGAAGGCGAAACCTGACTTTTGCGCTGAAGTTGTGGGTGCCGGCTTCGCCGCATTCGTACTGGTCCGTAACCGTATTGAAGAGGCCGTCGGTATCGAACCCTCCATAGAGTGTCGTGTTGTTTATCGGGACCGTGTTCCATCCCTCGTCGGCGTTGGTGAATTGATTCGATCCCGACTGGCACACTGCTTTACACTCTCCCGCTGCCGTCGATGGTACCCTGTCGACATGGTCGCCCAGCGTCATGTATATCGTATCAAAGTAGGCCGAGTCGAAAAAGTCAGACGAGTAAAAAAACCCGTTACTCCGAAGGATGCGGTCGATTACTTCCCGCAGCCGAATCGCCGGCTTGAGCATCTGCGCCGTCAGCGCTGTCGTGCCTACTGAGCTGCCCATCAACCCATACCCCGACTGTGCCGCCAGTGGCTGCTGGTCTACACGCAAGCCGTGGTCTGCAAGGGGGATAATTACCGTCCCGTCATCCATCGCCGCTGGGTTCTGACAGATGTTGTTTGTGAGGTCTTGGGAGTCTATGACATTGGTCGCTGTCTGTGCGTAGTTGTAGGAGGTGATATACTGCCCTGGGGATGACTTAAACGCATCGCGCAACAGCTTAGAGCCCATCTCCGCGAATAGGTCGGCGACATCGCCTAAGACGTTGACCTCGTACACCTGAGCCATGAGGCGCACGGCTCGGAGCTGCATAGCCCCACGGATGACCTGCACACCGTCCTCAAAGATCAAGACCTCCGTCTTCTGCGTCGGGTCGAAATCTCCATCCGTTAGCGTCACCTCGTAGAAGTGCGCAAAGAAGACATTGTTCCGGTCCGTAAACGGGAGGCGGAACGTCTGCGAGTACGGCGCATGGCGCTGCATCGTCTCCCCCGGTTTCGCTACCGCAAGGTTGAGAGAGATGGACGGCGAGCCCTCAAGGTCGAGGGTGGTCTGTGCGCTGTTGTCCTGGTCGAGGGCTACGAGGCGGATCACTTGAGGCGGGGACGGTTGCTATACTGCAAGGTGAAAGAGTACGTAATCAGCTTCTCGTTGACGGTCGTCTTGAACAGGTACTCCGAGTCGGTCACGGTGCAGGGGATGACCTCGGTACCTTCAACGATGAACACCGAGCGCGAGAGAGCCAAATCCCGAAGTTGGTCGGCGTACCCTTCCTCGATGTAGTCGGTCGAAACCTTAATCTGCCTCTCGGCCTTGATTGCTGTCGTCGTTACGCCCCGCTCCCATCCGTTGTAGTTCCAATCTATGAGGCCCGTCACGCTGTCCCAATTCCCGCGCGGGCGGTTGTATTGGCTGCGCTGGATATTGCGGACGCTCTCCTCGCTGCGCTGGTCGAAGTTGAAGGTGTCCCATCCCCCGTGGCGGTTCAAAAATAGGAGTTGTACGCGGGGGTACTTGCTGCATCCGTTGTCGATGGTGTAGCGGTGGACGACGCTCACCTGATTGGCCTCCAGTACGGACGCAAACTCCGACAGATAGACCTCGTAATATGCGAGGTTCGGGTCGGTGATGAGGTCTTCCAGCTGACTGTTGAAGGCTGCCGTGGCGTGATCCTCCAAATTGAGTGGGCCCACGCCGACAAACTGCACCGCCTGCGAATCTGTCGAGGGAGTAGTGTCGCCACCTACAGCGTCGATATCCAAGAGCGCGGTGTTTATGATAGTCCCGTCGGCTTCGTAGCCCCTGACGATGACGTACTCGGCGTCACTGGACTGCATACCCCAAGCCAGAACGGACGCCTGGTCAATTCCGATGCGATGCTCGTGTGCGTTGCCGAAGGTCAAGGTGGACTCCCTGCCGAGGTCGGGCGCGGTGCTGAGGAAGTTGTCGGTGGGTGCTGTCGGTTGGAAGCTCCCGTCGCCGCGAGCGTATGCGTCGCCGTAGTTCTGGAACTCGTCACGGAAGGCAAAGAGCGTTGTCGTCTCGGCGGGCGACTGTGGCAGCGTCTCCGTAGGGTCGGCGGTGGCGCTTGTTGCGCTCTCAAATCCTAGCTCTAGCGTGAACTGTGCCGCGACGTTCCTGTCGGAGCTTTCTCCGATGGCATTGCCGGGGCTGTATCCCGTCCGTCCCAACGTGAGGATGTTGCCCGTCGTAGCGTTATTATTCACCACGTTTGCGCCTATGTAGTCGTCACAAATGCGGGAGATGTCGAACACCGCCGACAGGTTGTCGGAGGCCAGCGGGTGCGTCTTGAGCTTGGCGAGTTGGTCCCCGTTGCGGTTCTTGATTACGAGGATGAACCGGTACTTAAAGAACGGCCCAGCTGTAGTTTCCCGGACCTGGATGATGAGCGGTTCCGCCGTACTCTGGAAGTCGGTGGTGCTGGGTATGTATTCAAACTGGGCCGCCATCGAGTAGAATTTTAAAAGCGTTTGCTATGTCGTCACCGACGGCCTTCTCCAGTTTCGCGTTGTGCTTCTTCAGGGTGCGGTCGTAGGCGTTCGTGAAGAAATAGGAGGGGCGGATACCGGTTTGATATATGCTGCGGCTGATGGCATACACCATCGACTTGCGCGATGCGAACTGTCCACCTGCCCCACGGGGGGCGATGCCTTTCTTTACTACCCACTTATCGATTGACGGACGGAGGCGCCCGGATGGGCCGGTTCCCGATCCAAACCGAAACGGGGAGCGGGGGGCCTTGGCTGATGATATCGCGCCCTTTACGCCCTCATCTACGAATTGCCAATAGTCGGCGCCGGGGAAGCTGAACCGTAGATTCAGGCTCTTCTCATTGCGTGCGACGCCCTGCTCGTACCTGATGGAGTTGTAGAGGTTGCCCGTCACGACCTTACCGCGTGCCTTGAGGCTTATGCGGGCGCGGCGCCGTACCTCCTTTCCAATCTTGCCGAGCTCCTTCATGGAGTTGGTCATTGGCACCTTCTGCCCGTCGACGGTTATGTAGTCCTTCACGCTCTAAAATAGAAAGCCCCGCCGGATAACTCGACAGGGCTTCGCGGTGCGACCGGGGCTCTGTTATCTGCCCGTGCGGTGCCGCTCTTTACAAATGCAATTCGTTCATAATGTACTCCTTGGCCTTGGCTCGACACTCTTCCATGTCGTTCCATGTAGGAAATCCAACTCCGGGATTTGGGCCATCCCATTGAGCTTGGTACAAATCATTGCCGTGGGAGTGTCGAACAAATCGAACCCTAATAGAGCGAGCGATATTGTTGCGGACTTGTGCTTGTGTGTTTTGCATGCAGCTAATATACAACATTCTTTGCAAATATGCAAATCAAGCAAACGCCGCTGCACAAAGGTCGAGCGTATTGGACGTCTGGAGCTGCACCGTACCGACCCATCCCGTGAGGAGATTGTCGAAGCGAGCGGTAAACGGCTCACAGTCCACCGGTAGGACAATACGAACGTCGCGATCCACGTCCGATTGCGCAGACAAGACCTGCGCGTATTGGCTCACGATGTCAATCAGCGTCCGCAAGGTGTCCGAATACTGCTCTTGGGCGTCCGTCTGTCCGGGTAGAATCATATCCATGACGAGGATGTCGAGCGAGTACGTCAGAACGCCCTTCTCGATGGTGGCCCCTGAGATGTCCGCGTAGCAGATGGGGTACTTGTTGCCGGCTAGCTTCTGAATATCGACCTCCGACATCTCGCCCTCCTTGAAGGAATTGATGAAGCGGTGGTCGAGGGCGATGGTGCCGAGCTCGTCGATGATTTGGTTGACTGTTCTCATAGGTTCATTTTTTGTTTCTCCAGAAGCGCCCGGTCTTGTTCGTAGGCGAGCCAGGCGAGCGCCGTTTCGAGGTGAGTCCTTTCCACCTGCGGTAGTTTAGTAATGTCCTCCCCTGCGAGGTGTACGAACGTGGCGAACCATCCATATTTTTCGGATAGCTTGGATCCTTCACCGCCTTGAAATAGCTGTCCAAAGCGTCGACTAATCCCTTCCCGATACGCAAAAAAAAAGCGGCGGCACCGAGTGCGTGCGCCATCTTCATCTCTCTGAAGAACTCCGAGCGGTCCTCGCCGTCGTAGTCTGCGATGCGGTAAAATTCGCCGTGCTCCTCTACGATGGGACGGTAGAGTATCCCCATGACTTGGGGAAGGTGTTTGTCAAGGGAATCCTTGCATAGGGTCTCGATGTCTGCGAACTCGGCGACCGTGATCCGCGAAAGATTAGGATGGAAACCGTACCGCTGGTCCAGCTCGATGATACGCTCCACGGGGTACGTGTCGTCGTACTTGTCCAAGATGCCACCGATGACGCCCCCGATGTATTGGATGTCCTTCTGCTCCATCGCCATGACCTCAGCGCGGTCCATGTGGCACAGTATGCAGATTGTACGCACTACCTGCTCCAGCTCGTCCCCTTCGGGTATCGCTTGGATTTGGAGGTACTGGTCGACGGTGATGTCGTAGAGGTTCTCCGGTATGGTGACGGTCTTGTTCACGCTATCAAATAGACGAAAGGTAGGGACATAAAAAAAGGCCCCGGAGGGCCTGTACTGTGGTGGGGTGGATGCTTCAGAAATTTTGGTTTATTACTGCGCTCCATCCGTTTGCCGTCTTGCTAATCGTAGCCAAGCCGAAGTGAGTGGTGTCGGCGTAGGTCATGCAGTGGGCGCAGTATTCGGCATCGTGGCTGGGAATCGCATCCATTTTAGCGAGTTGAGTAGCGAGGGCGATGCGAGTGGGAGCTTGAATAGTCATGTCGTTGTGTGTTTGTTTGTCGTTGTTGACATAGCAAATATACGACAATGTTTTGCTTCTCCAAACATTCACGCAAAAATAATTTGCTTTTATGCGAGGAAGTAGGAACCGGACCGGGACGTAGTCAGCAGATTGAGACACACGTACCGCACCGCATCAATCCCGTGGTTGTCCTTATCGACCGGCCTGTTGAGGTTACGCCCGTTCTTGTCCTGCTCCCATCGGTACGCCCTGAGTTCCTTCTGTAGGTGTGTACTCTCAGCGGTGACCAGGAGCTTGTGTCTTCTCATAATGTCGATTCCCTGACGGATCGAGTCCGGCCCCTTCCGTGCGGGCTTGACGTTGTGCCCTAATCGGAACAGCTCCTCGATACTCTTCGGCTCGGCGCTGTCTGCGATGATGGTCTCCACGTCTAGCTTGTCCAGCTCTTCGCCAATGTCCGGGTTCGTCAGTCCTGTCGAATACAGGCGCTCGTGGAGTATCAAGGTGTGCCCGTCAAGGTAGACGTCGATCACTGCGGTCGGGTCGTTGGTGAATCCGAAGTCGAGGCCCGTCCCGATGCGCTTGCCAGCTATCTCTCCCACCTCCCATGTAAATACAGCGGCTTGGTTTACGCCCCTTTCTCCAAGTCCGTAGATGCGCCAGTAGTTGGGGTCCGCATCCTTTAGGCGTTCTATTTCTTGGATGGTGGCCTTGTCGAGGTAGGGGTTGTCCTTGTATGTGGTGCGAAAGAAGCTGGAGTCGTCGCGGGGGATGACGTCTTCGTAGATCCAGTGGTACTCGTCCGAGGGGTTGAAGTCGATAATGACCTTGCGCGTGGTACGGAGTAGGAGCTGCCTCCAGTCCTCAAGGGAGAGCTCGTTGGCCTCATTGATGAAGAGCACCTGTCTCTTGCGGCCCCTGACCTTTTGGGGTTGGTCTACGCTGATGAACTCTACGAGGTTCCCGAAGAGGACATAGTTTGCTTCCGACTTGTTGTGGAGGTCGGGGTTGTAGATGTCTTCCCGCTCCAAGATTTCGAAGAAGTCCCTCATGGCCGTAGCCCTCAGCGCGGGGAATGTCTTCCGGGCGATGGTGATGACCGCGCCGGCGTTCTCGTTCTCGTAACAGAGCTCGACGATACTCTGGAGTATTGAGTACGTCTTGCCGCTCCTTGTGCCCCCTTGGTGGACTTGGATGCGGGAGTCGCAGCCTTTGACGTGGTAGTAGGTGGCGGGCTGCCTCAACTCACGTCGGCGTTGTCATCGGTGAACCACGAGAGGGGCTTCTTCTCTGCCACGGCAATCTCCTGACGCTCGACGTACCCGCGCTCCTTGCCCTTGGTCTTCAGGTAGAAGATAGTCGCGGCGGGATTGCCTCCGTCGATGAGCTTGTGCAGCTTGCTCTCGGCAAAGTCTAGGGCCACGTCGGACAGCTCTACGACAGCGCTCTTGTATTCCGCATCGGCCTCCATCCAGTTGTAGTGCGTCTGTCGGGAGATGCCCACCACCTTGCACGCTTGGGTCACAATTCCGAGCGCCTTCTCAAGGGCTTGGATCATCGCTTTTTTTTGTACGTCCATAGTTGTCTAATTCCGGGGGTCATAACCTGCGTCCTCCTTGCCTTCGAATACTGGGGTAATCGTCATGTCGTACTCGACGTGTTTGTATCGGGAGGCTATGTTGCTGCTTGCCGTTGTCCGTATGTGACGGGAGAGCATGATATCGGCGGCTTGCCTGCTGGATACATACCACACCTCTCTCTCGTCGAGTTCAGGACAGGTAAAGACAGCGCGGTAGATTTCAGCCATACAGGGCCAAATATAGCAGGAGGGCGAGTACCCCGATGTATCCGTAGAAGGTGGCGCGGTATGCGTATTGCTTGCGGTTCATTGCTTCTCGGCTTTCTGTCCGGTAAAGTCCTCCCACCGCTTGACGATAACGTCACAGTATTTCGGGTCGAGTTCCATGCCGTAGCATTTGCGCCCTGTCTTCTCCGCCGCGATGAGGGTGGAGCCTGAACCGAGAAACGGGTCAACCACTAAACCCTCCGTCCATCCAATTACTTCTTCCAAAAGTTCTACTGGCTTCTGTGTTGGGTGTAGCTTGTTACCTGTTCGGTCGTGTTGCACTACGTCTGCCGGTCTTTTGTTGGGCCACTTGTGATTCTTGCCAGCGTAAAAAGCGCAGACCTCCGTCTGCCTTGCGTGTTCGTGTTCCAAGTCTCCCATCGACCAGTTGTTCTTGACCCATGTAATAAGGCTTTTTGGGTGAGGTATGCTCCCCAAGTTATCCCACCGACACCAAACATATCTGGCAAAGGTTACGGGCCATAAACAGGCGAGGTGTAGACACTTGTCGTTGCCGTCGTTTTCTATCTCTTGGTGTTTTTGCTTGCGGTAATTGCTCTGAAAAGCCATGCCGTAGGGCGGGTCGGTGACAAGCGCGTCAGCCGTTGCCCCATCCATTAGCCGTTCCACGTCCTCGGCTTTGGTAGAGTCACCACACAAGAGGCGGTGGTCTCCCAATATCCACAGGTCGCCCGGTTTGGTGGTGGGCACCTCGGGCACCTCGGGCACCTCATCCGGGTCGGTCAATCCTTCCACTTCTTCCTCCGGCGTCCATACATCCAAACCCCACTCGGCAAGGGGGTAGACATCCCACTCGTTGGCCAGTAGATCCCAATCCCACTCTCCGAAGCCTACGTTGTCTTTGATGACAAACTCCGAGCTTTTGTTGTGGCTCCATTCCGAGCGATAGATGGGTACCTCTATTAGACCAGCTTCGCGCGCTGCCTTGAGCCTCATGTTTCCGCCCAGCACGATATTGTCCTTGTCGACTACGATGGGGCGAGCCTCTAGCATCTCCGGAAATTCCCGCAGTGAGGTTACGAGCTTGCGAAACTTCTCCTCGGTTATGGTCCGGGGGTTGTGCGGGTTCTCCTTTATGGTGTTTATGTCTGCCTTCAAAACAGTTTCGTTTGGGTGTTCGGGTCGTGGTAGGTCTCAAATTTAGCCGTTCGGATTACTCCGGTCGGGGTCTTCTCCTCGTATCCTGTCTCCAAGTACTTCCTTCCGTCCCTCTCGATTACCCGCTGGTATACGACCTCCCTCATCAGAACAGTTGCATCTGCTTTTTCGGCATGTCTTCGAGCAGCTTCCATTCCGTTTGACTCAAAGTGTACTCCTCATGGTGTCCGGGTGGGGTACAGTCCCACGTCGTGGCCTTGTATCGCTTGCCGTCCTTCTCGTGGATCTTGGTAAATAGGATTTCTCGCTTTGTCATTCCGCAGCTAATGTCATCCCGTGCTCCTGGCAGAGCCGCTCGATTTCGTTCACGGTATTCTCCCCTACCCCACGGAATCGCATCCAGTCCTTTCGGCTGTATTGGGTCAGGTCCTCGACGGAGTTGAACATGGCCAACCGATGAAGCACGTTCCAAGCGCGTTGGGGTAGCTTATTGAATTCCTCGGGCATATTGTATACCGACGTTCCTGCGGCGGCTCTACGCTCGACGAAGAGGTCGATGGAGTCCGAGGTGATACGGGTTACGCCTGGCAAGATGTCGAAGGCTTGGATTTGGTTGCTCTTCATCAGTCCGTACACATACGGCAAGTCAACTTGGAGCATTTCGCCGACCTGTTTTGGGGTGTAATATTGGCGCATTATTGGTGTGTTTTGCCGCAATATAACCAAAATTACCCTTCTTGTTTTTAGAGTTTGCCTTCTTCCCTCATCACCTTCTCGGCCCACCGCAGTCCAGCCTTTCCGCCCCATAGAAGGTACGAAATAGTTCCGCACGCTTGCGTATTGGATTCGTCGTAATACTCCTCCGCGCGAGAGAGGTAGGAGTACATCCGCTGCACGGTATCGAATGAGACGGGTTCACCCTTGGCGAGCTGTTGGGCGCGGACCTTCCCGACCTGGGTGGCGCACTTATTGCCCACCTTCTCGTTTAGCTCGATCCCGCGCTTGGCGTTATTGCTTACCGCGTCGGGGTAATTGCTCCACGTCTTAAGGTTTACACGAATACTCATATGCTCGTCGTAGTTTTTTGACCATGCGCTTGTTCTTGCCCGCACAACTGCACGGCCTCTCGTTGGCGCTGAAGGTCTGATTGAAAATATCGTACATGGTGCGCGTCTCGGCGCGATTCAAAACGCCCTTGTCTATCGCTGGCAACAGCTCCGCGAAGGCGCTCACGTCCTCGGCAGACATCTCCACATTCCGACCAGGGAACTGGGCGTTCAATTTCGCGCGGCGTTCCTCACACCCGCAGTCCTCAACTACGGCGTGGACGAGCTTATCGATTCCCGTCGCCTTCGTCAGCTTTGCGATCTGGTCGCCGAGCCCCTTGGATTTCTTTTCTGACACGTCGTATCGTAGTGTATAGTTTGTGGCGGCTGATGCCCGTCGCCTCGGCGAATGAATCGAGCGTGTGGCCCTCTTCGAAGTATATGGCAAACACCTCAGCGTCAAACCACGGGAGGTCGGCAAGGCGCTCCTCAATATGCGTGAGGAGCTCGTCGCGGTGTGCCGCTACCCCGTCCCCATCCCACCAGTCGACAATGTGCCGGGCGAACTTGCGGCGGCGCTCGATGTCCTTTCTCCACTTGTAATGATATCGGGAGGTTTTTGAGTTGTAGTTGTTGACCATAACCCTCAAGACCCAATACTTCATTTGGTCGCGCTCTAGGAGGCCGTCTATGGTGTCCTGTTTGGTTTGGTACAGTTGCAGTATGACCTCGTGCAATAGGTCCGGCCCGTCCTTCCCTGCGATGCGATACGCGGCCTGAAGCAGGTCGTCGTAATTGCGGGAGAGGTAGCCGTCCAACGTCACAACTTCCGGAGTCTGCGGTTGTAGACGTCGATGAGTGCCTCCAGTTCCTCGCTGCTGAACTTCTTCGTCGTATTCGATAGCTGCTCCAACTCCATTGCGGTCCCCTCGCCGTACTTTAGATCTAGCTCACGGGCGAACTTGAACTGCTCCCCGCTGCGGAATCCGTTGCAGGCTTTACATTGACATTTTACATTCATCTCATCCCACCGGGTCGAGAACTTCGCGCGGGATTGGAAGTGTCCGGCGTCGACCGTCTTCCAATGCTTCCACACGCCGCAGGTGAAGCACTGCACGAAGCCGCGATGGTCGGCGTCCTTACTCCGCACCCATTGCGAAAAGACCTTGTCGAGGCGGGCAATGAGCTTCTTTCGGGTCATACGAACAGGGCGAGGCATGACAGCAACAATACAACAAGATTAAACAGACGAACCTGGTGCTCTTGGTAGTATTCCGCACCCACCTGTGCAAAGGTGAGTATCGCGATAGCTACGAGGATGCCTTCTATCATTCCGGGGGCTTGATTTGTCCGAGGTCGATCAGGTCCTCGACGGTTACCAATATAGCTTTTCTCTCCTCTCGTGTGCCCGAATGCCTTTGGTATGGGTCATGTTCGGGACGATGCTTACGCTCTAGAATCCTCTCGGCTCTGGTCTCCTCCCACTTTCGGCAGCACTCCATAAGCTCGCCCAACTTTAGGCGGCCGTACATGGGGCCGAACTTGTTTCTCTTGATGCCTTCGAAGACCAGCGCGAACTCCTCCAGCTTAAAGGCCGGAAACTCCTCCATGAGCGCCCGCGCCGTCTCGCTCAGTTCCTCGTTGTCTTGGATGGTTTTGGTGGCGTCCACGAACTTGATGAGCCTTCCCAGCTCGGCGAGAAACCACGCCCGGACCATTTGCGGGTTGAGCCTGAGTGCGGTCCGAATGTTGGTTCCCTCCTCCCACGCATTTTGAGGGGTCAAATTTCCACGTTCTCCCTTTAGGAGTAGCTCAGTCCTACCCGTTAGCGATAAAGTCCTTGAGGCCATCCGGAGAGAAGCCTGCGGGGTTAAATCCTTTTCGTCGTTCATTGCTTTGGTTTTTGCGTTCTCGATTGATCCACTGATTCACCTTCGGTTTCCACTTGGCTATTGGTGTCCCGTTTACCATCCATCCGTTGGCCTCGTAGTAGTTCCAAAATTCGGGGCCTAAAGTAGGGGCAAGGTCATGGGCGCCTCGGTCCTCCATGTACTCGATGACCTCCTCTTCTGTCGGTCTCTGATACTCCAACTCCTCCCGCGCGTCTCTCTTAGTTCTCTTAGAAGTGTTTGTTTCTATATGTACTTGTGGCAATGGTGCCACGTCGTTGTGGCAATCCTGCCTCATCGTTGTGGCAATTTCGCCACGTCCTTGTGGCATTTCTGCCAGACAGTAAGTGTGTCTCCGATCGAAGCCATTCCCTTGCCGGTAGATGACCCCGTCCTTCTCCAGTTTTGACAGCGCCCGGCGTATTTGATCGAAGGTCAAAAACGACAGGTGACTCTGCATCTTGGAGATGCTTTGCGTCATGCACGGCTCCTCCCCTGCCGAGGTGTTGCGGTCTATCCAATACTTGAGATGGGCAAAGACGGCAGCGGCAGGAAGTCCCCACCGCTGCGCGTCGTCTGTATCGAACCAATACTTCATGGGGGAAACATACCATCGGGATCCAGCTTCTTCAAAGCCTTCTGGACTCTGGCTATCTCCTGCCGCAGTTTGTCCTTCTCCTTTTTGGTCACGTCGTCCTCGCAGTATGCGCGTAGAAGGTTTCTGCGGTGCTCCCTCAGAAACATGATCCGCGATACGCGCTCCTCGTAGGGCAGGGATTCAGCGTTCAGCATACGGCGAATTATTCTTCCATCCATTCGTTGTAGGCTTGCTCGTATTCCTTAGCCAAGGCGATGACGCCCTTGACCATGACACTATGAGGGAGGTCGAATTGCTTGTGCTTGTACTGGTTGGCCCACGCCATACCCGCCACCTTAAAGCACATCCCCCGAATCATTTTCTTGTCCTTGTCGGGGTCCTGTTTGGAGGGTTGGAACTGCTGATATCCTCCCGGCGGGGGTGGGCTCTTGGAAACCTTGAGCTTCTTGCCGTACTGGTCGTCACTCTTGATTTCATAGTAGACCTCATCGCCCACCTTATACGGCGGCTCCTGGCTCTTGCTGTTGGCCTCGCCTACGGTGCCATCGTTGAAAGCAATCTCAAAGGTGTACATGACGCCGTGGCGCCCCTTCCAATCACCCTTGCCTTGGATGGACTCAATTTGCGCTTGAACCATAGTTCGGGGGGTTTTTAAGGTCAATGTTCAACCACTCGCACACCTGCCCCAATTCGTTGAGGAAGAACTGTCCGGGATCCTTCAGCTTCCGGTTCATCGTTGCCGGGTGGATTCCGAGCTCTTGGGCGAGCTGCTTCTGGGTTTTCTTCTGCATCGCCATCTCTGCAACGATTGCACGGTTCACCGAGGTAAACCAACGTCTGTATTTCGTCATCTTTTTAGTGTTTTGACAGAGCAAATATAAAGCGAAGATTTGGTTTATTGCAAATGATGCGCATATATTTGTGACATGCAATACACAACGACACAACTATTCGACGAGGTCATCCAGCTCGCCACTCCCGACTGCGTGAAGCGGCGCGATATGTCCCTTGTCCGTAAACTGAAGGACCTACAGAACTACACGCAACGCCTGGAGAAGATTGCAGACGATGCCATGGACATCCTTAAAGAGCGGAACGCATGAACACCGACCACAAACTGGGACGCGCTGAGGCCGTCCGCGATATGTCCCGCGTCATTTATGACGAGGTGGGCAAGCTAGACAACCACATCACCGCACGGACGGCAGAGCTAACCGAAGACCGCGAACACAGCGGATACCTCTCCGACGACCCCAAGCTGTCAGAGCTTCGCGCCATGCGTACCGCGCTCGACTTCATCCACGCCCGAATAAACCAAATATGATTGACTGGTATAACTTCCATTGCAGGACGTGGAGGGAGGCCAAGCGCAATTGGGGCCATATGATGCAGGATAGGGGATTGCAGCAAATTAACCGCGATGCGCCCACCGGATACGGAGAAGCTCCCCACCTCATCACGAGCCAGGTCGAGGGCCCCGGCTTCGTCATCTATCCGCATTTCTACGACCCGCGAGAAATAAACCACACCCTCAGCTCCAGAGCCTCAATCTATGGCAACCGGTACTGCGGGTCTTTAAACTCATTCTGATGGACTTCTTCGATATGATAATCAGCCAGTACGGGAGCGTGCACAAGTGCGCCGCAAAACTGGGAACTAATAGGGAGCAACTGCTCCGACAGATTCGCACCGGGAACGACCAGGTGCTTAACGCCATAGCCGACAACTGCCGCCTGTCCCGTCAGGAGGTGCGGTGGGAATTCCGCTACCATAATGAGAACGCATGAAACGATGGACTAAACAGGAGGATCAACTGCTGCTTGCATTGATTAACCAACACAAGAACGGCGACCGCATCAGGTGGTCCCGTATCGCGCCGCAATTTGACCGCACCCGCAGAAGTGTGGAGCAGCGGTATCACACGACACTGAAGCACGCGCCGACGCAGTTCTCTTTGAACCTGCCCACATCTCGGCCAGCGCGTAAAAAGCACAAGACGAAAAAAACTTTTCTATGGGGGCTGTATACTGTTGAGCGTGAGACGTAGTATATTAACCACGAGCCGGCAAGTGCTCAGCAATTTGGTTAAGTTAGGGAGCCTCCGGAAACGTTCGGGGGCTCTTTTTTTAGTGGGCTTCTTCGACGCCAGTCTCCCACCCGCGGCCCTGCTTCATGCAGTACCACCACCACCCGCCGAGGCGAGGCTGTGAGAACCCCTTCTCTACCTCCCATCCCGAATACCCGTCTCCGAGTTTCTTATAGCTGCCGCAACGGATATGGTGCACCGTGCTCTTGGTCACCGCCATTTTTTGGGTGATGCGCTCGGTCGTAATTGGGAGGTGCCATTTGTTATGGTCGTGGCCCCGCACGATGAGATCCGCGTCGGGAAACTTCGCCGCGTCGATGTCGGCGTGTAGCACGCCCTTACTTCGTGGGGCGTTGCCTCCGTACCCGTGGTGGTAGTGCATCATATATGACTTGCACTCGGTGGTATATAGGTACTGCCAACGGATATATCCGGAGTATCCTCCAAGCTGAATGGGGCTCCCGATAGCCTGGAGAGCCTCCACAACCCTTTTTGATAGGTCGGTGTGCTGGCGCTTCTTGACGTTGGTCTCGTGGTTGCCTTGGGCATATACCGTGAGGATGTCCTTGTACGGCTCCAAGAACTCCACAGCGTCGGCAGTGACGAGGTCGAAGTAGTCCTGTCCTCGGTACTCTGGGCGCAGCCCTCCGGGGAGCGTATTGCGTGGGTCGTACTTGCCGCCCATCAAATCCAAGAAGTCGCCATTAAGAAACACCTTTGCGCCGCGCTCCTTGGCTTGGTTGAGGTGCTTGGTCAACATATCCCGGTCGCAGCTCTTGGAGTCGTAGTGGACGTCGGAAAGGATGAGGACGTATTGCTTGACCCCGGACTCTACCTCCGGCGTGGTGACCGTGTAGTGGTTGCGCGTGTGCTGGGTTATCATCGCTCAAACATTGACGCCGTAACGGGTACGACAGCGACGGCAGCCAGCGCAACGGCAGGCCACGAGATACCGTGAACGAGGATGACTTCCGAGGCGGTGAAAGCGAGGACCCCCCCGATGGTACGCTTTGCGCTCCACCGCTTCAGGTCGCCTTTAGTCTTGAATGCTTCGGTAATGTCCAACCCCTTGAGGAAGGACAGCCGCTTCACTTCCTGCGGTCCTTAAAGATCAACCCAATGAGGGTGTCGATGTATCCGAAGATGACAAGCGGCTTCTCGCTGGGGACGAGATTGAGGACGGCTTTAGCTGCGGCGAGAGCAATGAAAATGAGCTCTACGTAATGCGTTACGTACCAAGGTTCCATGGGGTCGAGGATTACAGGGTCAAGGACGACGACCGTAGCGACGGTGTCTATGACTGCGGTGAGGGTGTCGAGTGTGTCGATCATCTACCTCTCAATATAACCAGATGACATTCTCGACTTTGTCCGGGTCACAATCGACGTGGACGAACGTGTCGCCGATTCCGATTCTGTTGAACCCGACCTCCATCAGGGCCTTGACTATGACGAAGCGCCGGTTCGAAGAGGTAGCCGAAATATCCGCCGCCCATCCGATGAGGTGGGAAGAGTTGGGAGTGCCTCCGACCTTTTGATTATAGTCGTATGACCTCATCCCCGAATTGATGCGAAAGGGCACCCCGCTTATTTCGCGGGCCATATCCAGCCGCTCCAGGAACTCGTCGCGCATCTGATGCCCTGAGCCCGGAACGTCAGGCGAGTCAAACTCCTCGTAGGTGAACCACTTCATTCGATGCCCTTCTTTGCGAGCAGAATCTTAATCTCCTGCACCGAGGCCAGCAGCTCCGTCAACATGGCCTTGACTTCGGTCTCGGTCTTCTCCAATGCCACCACGCGGCCCTTCAATTTCCCAATCTCTTGGGTGAGCTTGGTATATACTCCGATAATGGCCCCCGCTAGGCTCAGGATTTCGAATGTCGTAAGAGCGTCCATACCCTCGAATATGGGAAAGGTCTTACGGTTCGATGTCCGGCAGCCATCCGAGGGCCTCGGCCTCCTCTTGCGTCAACTGCTCGGAGGTGGACGGGATCAACTGCCCGAAGGCAACCGTTCCGCCACGGTTCGCATCGATGAACATGACGAGTCCGTCCTTCTCCTCTTGCGGTACTTCAGGCAGGAGGGCGAGCATATTCGTCAGGTCTACGTCGGGGTGAATGTAGATGTCCTCGGTGGTGTCCCCTTGAATGGCCTCCTGTCCTGTGGTGGGGTGGGTGATTTGCGGATACTTGTATTTCGTGTCCTGCGGCAGTTGGAGGGAAGCCGGACGGAGCAACGCCCACACCTCGGCGTTTATAGCGTAGGCACGTTCTTTCGACGTCATGCCGGGGATGGTCGCTTCGACGGGGAGGTATACGGTAGCCATTAATAAATCTGAAAGAATCCGTTCATGTTGATTTCAATGCCGCTGCGGTTTGTGCTTTGGTCTGTTGTGTACATAATTACTTCGCTGACATAGTGTTCGCCAGGATTCAAATTAATATTGGCTTGAGCGCTTGCGCCAATATAATGAGACTGTGCACTTTGCAGATTTAGGCCGATGTTGCTGCTGCCTGTTTGCGTCAAAGCTACGCCGTTGATTCGTGCGTCGAAGGCGCCACCGCCGCCTTGATAATTTATGTTGCTTAACCTGTAGCCTTGATTTGTGTTTGAATAGGTTGTATTGCCTCCAAAGAACCTGACCGCCGCTTGCGTGGTGGTTTCATTACTTAAGTGGGATAGGTTACGGCGGTCTGACGCATATGTATCCGCCACAATGCCCATAGCGGCCTTGCCTGAGGAGGTGACGTTGTCCTGACTATTTTCCACCAAAAACCAGTCCAGTGTTGCGTCACCTGTGTAAATGGCAGAAATAGTCTCAAGAGCATCACTGTCAAAATAGACAGCCGCGTTGTTGTTCGTGCCTTGTGTGATTACCGCACTGCCGTTGTAAATCTGCGGCTGGATGGTTGACACGGATTGCTCTGCGTCGTTTGTGTTTGAGCTCTGATCATACCATTTGCGGACGTAACCATTCGCAGGGATTCCAGTATGATCCACAAAATCCGCGAAGTCCGTGTAGCTCTGCGCGTCGCTGGTGTTGGAAATCGGTGACGTTAGGCTCAACTCATCATTGGAGTCGAAGCCCACATCGGCCTCAACGTTGTCCGAGTCCCGACGGACGCGCATACAAGCCCCCGTATAGGTAGGAACACCCACGGAGCTATCGAGTAGACGCACGGAATATGCAGCCGCAGGGGTGCCGACCGCAGCACTCGGAATAATGAGGCCGTTGATGTTCGCGATGTCAGCCTTGAGCACCGCGTCCACCTTGGCCACGTCAGCAAGGGCGACCGCGTTAATTTTACTGATATCAGCCAACTTCGATAAAGTCTTGAGAGGGTGAGAAAAAGACCTTGTTGTCAGCCAAGCAGTACCCCGCCACACGCACGAAGTCGCCCGTCGCGCTGGGTTGTGTAGCCGTCAAATATCCCGCCGTAACCGTATCGACATAGAGGATATCTCCTGCCGCGCCGGGATCGTGCGAGAGGTACGCCACCCCGTGAGTCAGAAGCCCGTCATCGGCAGAGCTGGCACCAAGGGCCACGCCCATTAGTCCCTTCGTAGTGGTGTCGGCGTCGCCGTCTACCTGCACCCAATTAGTGCCGTTCCAGACGTACACGTCGCCGGCGGTCATGCCTGTCGTCGTGCCGAACTTTACGATGTTTCCTTCGACATCGCCTGCCGTAGATACCGCTGTCGAGCGCACCAAGTACTCCACCTCGGTACCGTCGCCGGCTCCAATGGTGATTTGTCCGCTGGCGTTGGTGATCCGCACAAAACCCGAAGGCCCCGCCGTTAGGGTGGAGTTGACGAAGGTGCCGTCGGTTTGAGAAATGAGAAGCTCCCCGTTGCCCGGTGTGCCTGTTATCGTGACATCGGTAAGGTCGTCAAGGTCGGCAGCACCTCCACCCGTAGAGGCGATGGTGATACTTCCATCGGCCTCCGTTATGGTGACATTCGTTCCCGCCGTAAGGGTCGAGTTTACGAACTGTCCCGTAGTGGCGTTATTGATGAGCACCTCGCCGGCCCCAGGGGTACCGGTGATTGTGACGTCCGTCAAGTCGTCAAGGTCAGACGCTCCACCCGCACCCGTTGCCGCAATGGTTACCGTCGTGGCGTCCTCCGTTATCGTCACGTTCGTACCTGCCGTGAGCGTCTTGTCTTGGGGTACGCCTGACGAGTCGCCAATCCAGATATTCCCGTCGGGCAAGTTGGGCAGGTCGTTACTTCGTCCCGCTCCCGTTACGAGCAGCTCACCCGATGCGGCGGCCTTGGTGACTTTACCGATTTTCTGAATGAGTGCCGTCCCCGTGGGCTTGGTCGCTGTCAGGGCTCCCGCCGTGCCGACATAGAGCTCGTCGCCAACACTGAAAGACGAGGTGTTGATTCCGCTTACCTCCCCACCGATTACGATGGTTCCCGTGGCTCCGTTTAAGATGTCGTCGGAGACAATGCCAAACGCCGGCATCGAAGCCGCGGACGTATTGTCTGCGTCGGCTACCTGCGTCTCTGAGGTATGCCCGGAGACATAGACCGCCGAACCCTTCGTAATGGTAGAGCCGGTATTGTTTAACGCCGTGAATTGGAGCTGTGTCGCATTGCCTACGCTGATACCTGCGGATAGGTTAGCGAAGCTGATCTTCTTCGTCTCGCTTGCTGAGTCGTCTACGATTGCCAGGACGTCGTCGTTTGCGACGGTAGTCAATTCGGAAAGCTCTGAAATTTTGCTGTTTGCCATCTCGTTGTTGGATATAGTCGGCGAGTTTCTCTTCGGCTGTCATCAATACCGAATGCCGTAATCGCGCAAAATGCGCTCGATGAGTTTGTCGTCGCGGAAATTGGGGTAGACGTTCAACCCCTGCGTGTAATTCCTTACCGTCCGGCAGAGCTCGCCCGGCCCCTCGGCGTCCAGCTCCGGAAAGAGGCCGGAGTTATTGTCTAGGTAGTCGATGAGGCGCTCGATATGGAACAGCCCCAAGTCCTTCGATCGGTTCATGAGGGGTTTCATATCGCCGTAGGTGGCGGCGGTCGATTGCTCAGAGTCCATCACCGTGACGCCGTTGTTTACGATGCGCACGCGGATGAATGGCAGCGCCTCAGAAAACGCCAACTGGACAAGCGCCGGGGCGATATACGAGTCCATCAGCGTCTCGTCGGCGCCGGTAATCGTTCCCGCGGTCACCTTGGCGACGAGGTCGTCGTATAGGCTTTGTCCTAGCGTAGGGAGGATGTGCATCTCCTGAGCCAGTCGAATGTACGGCTGTAGGATTTCGTCGTCGACAGATCCACCGAGGGCGGTCTCCTTCTTGAGCTTCGCCGGAGAAATAAAGAGGATGAGGTTCGCCATTATCTCGGAGTTGTAAAGTCACGGGGTTCGAGGAAGCCACGGTTCACCATATCGCGGGGGCGCTGGGCGACCTTCGGGTCGTTAGGCTGTAGCCGTTCCGCATCGGGCCCGGCGGCGCGGATTATCTTCTGCGCTTGGTTAACGCTGACCTTCTTGTTGTTCTTCTTGAGGTACGTCCTGCGGCTCCAGAAGTGACGACATGACCCACCTCCCTTATAAAAGAATAGGTTGTAGGTATTGGCGCCCTCTGGCCCCCATCCGGGATTGACCGCGCGGTTTGAGGCTCCGAGGATGTCTTCCTTCCTGTAGACCTTCTTCGCGTTCATCATCTTACGACAGAACTGCCGACTCTTGTCATCGGGCTGAGAGCCAGCGTAGGAGTACCGGACCTTGATGAGGTCGGTGTCTTGCTCGGACTTGCCGGCAGGGTTCGATGAGGGCACACGCGCAAAGGTCCACAGCGCGTCAAACTCTTGCTCCCTGTCGTAATCGACCTCCCGCTCATCTATGAGCTCGTATTCTTCGTCCTCGTCTTCGCCACGGTCAAGCAACCAATCGGCGGCGGGGTTCAAGTCCCGTTCGGTTGCGCTGAACTCCTGCTCGATACCTTCCTTCTCTTGCTCGTCAACCGTTTGCGCTTTGACCGCTTCCACGTCGATAAAGTCGGCAGGCTTCAAAGTCTTGAAGTAGAAGTCGAGGTTGATGCCGTTGACGTTGAAGATGACCTGGAGACCATCCAACAGGGTCCGCTGGTAGGGCTTGATAACGGTATTCTGGAAGAGGCTGAAGGCGTCGCGCAATTCCTCGGCGTTATTGCCAAACCCGCTCCCATCACCACGGATACCGAACAGCAGGGGAGAGGTTACCCTATGGCCTGCCAATATTTTTGTGGTGCATTCCTTGGCGAGGAACTCATACATCCCGTCGTTGTCGTTGGGGTTGACGGGGGTCAACTGCGGTGCGCTGTCGCTGCCATCGTTAAACGAAATAAGCAGTCGCCCGGCGTTGCCCGATCCGCTGAACTTGTCGTTGACATGCCTTTCTATCGTCCTCCTCTCCTCGTCCGTGGGCACGCCGTTATTGAACGACAACAACATAGAAGGGAAGAGGCCGTTGCGGATGTTGTTCAGGTGGAACGAACTGATTTCTCTGTCGAGTTCGACGTAGTTGGTAGCTCCCACGTAATCGGGTAGACCGTAGTAGAAGATCCCGGGTTGGTAGGCTTTAATTTGATACACTACCGCCGCCTCGCTGCGATCCTCTAAATCCAGCGCGGGGTATTTGACCGGCGCGAAGCGGGGCTCCCGCATCCGTGACCAGTCCGGACTGACGTAGTAGCAATCCACGCGCCCCTGACTGTCGGCAATGCCCGTCCGTACCGTATGCGCTGGCAAGAACCGCATCTCGGCTACCTCCGTCCTGACGCGGTTCCAAATAACTTGGACGTAGCATTGCCCGTACAGCTTCAAATCGAAGCACAGTTGGCGCATAATATCGTCGTCGGAGTTCTCCAAGAGCTTCTGCGTCTTGAGCCACTGTTCCGGCTTCTCCTCCCTGTCGGTAGCGTCTAGGCCATCGCCGTAAATCATCTCCGAGACGCCGTTCACCACAGCGGCCTGAATACTCGAACCGAGGTACAGGTCCCGGAGGTAGTCGCCGTATTGATTGTCGAAGCCGTAGTCCACCCAATCGCGGCCCATCTTCTCCGTAAACAGAGGCAGCTCGTGCGTAGGCAGTCCGAAGACGTTGAACTCGTGCTTACTCATAGTAGGTGAAGGTTTCGGCGGCGTCGGCTGCGCTGGTGTAGGTTGTCTCTTGGTACGCTTCCGTCGTTGTCGTGGCATCTTCTGTTAATAGTAACCCGCCGTCTTCCTGAGTGAGGAAGTTCCCGGATTCGGTAAGTAGTATCCCCGTCTGTGCTCCCCGCGAAAGATAGCCCAATCCCTTCTCTAGGATTACGTCGGCGCTGGTGATGTCTTGGACGTCAGACGAGGACGCCCGCTCGACGATGCGGTACTGGATAAAGCCTTCGGGCCATGAGGGTCCGCTTAAGTCTACCGAGGTGTCTGCGGCGACAGTATCGGCGGCAAATGAAAGCGAGGTGAATCGGTCGGTAACGGTAATCGATGAGGCGTTGACCATCGCCACCTTGTTCGTGGTAAGGCTGGTAATCTCCACACCGAGCGCAAGGATATTCGGACCGTACTCGGCGACGTTTGCCGCGCCCCGCTTTTCCTTGGGCGTGATGTAGATCGTATTCGCTACGCTCTCAGAATTGTTCTTAAAGACCAGAATCATCTCACAGGTGGATATAAGAAAGGGCCGCCAATGGCAGCCCCTTCCAAAACACACAAAGTCAACGACGACTCAACCGGTGGTGATAGTCACGTTTGCGGGTGTAGTCAGTCCATCGAATGGATAAACGGACGTGCCTACGCCTGCGGTAGCTTCGAGGAGGTAGTACGGAGCAGGCTCCCGACCGGCGAAGGTCATGGTGCTGCCAGACATCTCATTGCGAGCGGCTCCCGAAGTTAGCGTCCCCCCGTTTAAATCCATCCCGTAGGTGGCTCCAAAGAGGAAGACGTTATCGTTATTATCCAAGACAAAGATTTGAGAACGGTTGCGGCTGATGAGGCGCAGTTGTTCGGGGTCTTGCTCTTGGTGCTTCTGAAGGACTACGTTCAACGTCTGCTCAAAGAGTGACGCGCCCGTAGCCGGGTCAGATTGGACGTTAACAGTGAAGGAAGACAAGTCCGGGCGAAGGTCGTACTGGAGTACAGTCATCGCGGGGAGGTCGGTTACGGTGAAGCTCTCGCCGCTGGCGGTCGCTACCGTTGCCGATCCTGCCGTTCCATCACCCGTCCCGGCGGCGGTCACAAGTCCGTCCACGTAGTCACTCACGAAATAAATCCGAGAGAGACCACCGAGGGCGTCCTTGCAATCCAGCGCGCGGCCGAGGGTGATAGTACAGGCCATGTCTTAGGTGAATGCGAATCCAACCACGCCATCTGTTGGCACGGCTACGTTAACACCGACGGCGAAGTTCATCGTGGCTTTCACGTTGTCGCTACCGTCGTACTGATAGACAGGAATCAAAGCAGCGGCCTCGTTGCCTGTGTAGGCATTGGTTCCGACTACGATGTTCTCAGGATAGGTAAAGGCAATCGCGTCAGCCGTTCCGATACCTGCGGTTGGGTACACTGGGTATCCGAGGTAGCTTGCGCCGCTCAGGTCCTGGTTGTATCCCGCTCCGGTATTCTGCGCAGCTTGGGCCTGCTGGAAGAATGCATACGCCTCGTAAGAGATGTAGAAACCGGCTCCGGGCTTCAGCATGATTCCGGGGGTAGCGGCGACACCTGCGAAGACCTTGTCCATCTCGCCGAGGATATTGCCGGCGGTAAAGGTGGCGGCAGTTTGTACCTGTGCGAAGGCACCCATCGCAGAGGCGTCGATACCTGCCTCGTCAATTACTCCGTCGTTAGACAACAGACCCAAGCCCCAAATGGCGGCAGCGTCTCCGGCCCACAAGAGGGTTTCGAGGTTCTGTCCAGCCTTAGCAGATACAGAGGAAAGCAAGAACTCAGCGAAGGCAGGGGGAATCTGACCGTCCCGGCGCATACGACCTTGAGCCGCAATGAACGTTGGGAAGATAGTCTTGCGACAAATCGTCTCCTTGACCATCAAGTCGTTCAAGGTCACAATCTGCTCGGTAAGCGAGGTGTTCTCCCCGTCCGAACCTCCACAATCGGCGGCTTGGATAACGTCGGTGAGTCCGAGGTTGGAAATAACCGCCTTATGGACGACGCCCTCGATGAGGCGGCAACGGTTGTTGGTGATGGTTTCCGCACCGGTGACGGCGGCGGTAACGTACGGCAATGCCAACTCACCCGCGTAGGTGTTGTCGGTCACCGTAATGTCGAAGTCGTACTTCTTACTCTTTACAGGATTCATGAGAACTGGGAAATTACGTTGAAGGCGCGATCAACGCCGGTGAGGTTGGGATCAATTTCTTTGCTGAACTCGGCCTTAGGAAGGACGCGGTCGGGGTTTGCTGCGGGCTGCTCTTCGAGCTTCGCAAGGCGGGCGCTGATGGCCTCAAGGGCGACCGTCATCTGGTCGGTAATTGCTGAGAGGTGCGAAGACATTTCTTCTTTCTTGTCTTCTTCCATCTCCTCCTCTTTCTTCTCCTCTTCGGCTTCGACCTCAGCGGGTGCCATAGCTTCCTTTACTACCTCGACAATCTCGGCGGCTACCTCTGGAGAGATTTGGAACTTGTCGACGAGGGCGGCCTTGACCGCTGCCATTTCGTCCTTCTCCTCTTCCTCGGCGGCTTCGGTCTTCTCCTCTTTGTCGTCCATCATCTCGACCACCTGCGAACTGTCGTCTACGGTGACGCTTCCGCCATCGCTGAGTTGATACGATCCAGCTTCCAGGGGAGCAGCTTCGCCGTCCTCGCTTATAACGCGAACAGGGGCGCCCGCGCTGAACGCTTCTTCTTCGGTGGCAATTACGCGCCCATCATTTAGGCGGGCTTCGGCGTAGAGGTCTTGGCGCTCTGCCTCTACGACAGACCGGACAGCCTCTTTGAGTTTCTCAATTACGGACATAGATGGAGTTTCTAACGGTCGATATAACGCGGTTTTATTCGTTTGGCAAGAGGGGGTCGAGCTGCTCGTGGTTGTCGCACGGCATATACAACGCCCGCCCGTTGAGCTCGTGGGCATGGTGGCCTTCACAACCTAACGCCTCAGCCATTAGGCGAGCCTCCAGTGGGGTCCCAAACAAGGG